TTCACCGCTGTGGTCAATACTGCCGGCGCCGTCACCTTGCCCGCCTCCGCCGCCAGTGTCGCGGCGGGCGATGCGATCGGCGCCCTGGCCGATACCAGCCGTGCTGTGGGCGAAGGCGCGGCGTTCGGTCCCGGCTATGCGCTGCTGGCCGCCGGCACGGCCGCTGATGGGCTGGCCGCCTGGTATTATCCAGGCGTGCTGCGCGACGCCCAGCTGGCCAATCAGGCGGCCCTGTCTGCCCTGGTGGCGGATGCCGCGGCGGCGTCTGCGGCGCAGCTGTCCGCCTATGTCGGGTTTTCCACCCTGGCCGAAGCGGCCGCCGCCCGCGCCGCGCTGATCCCTGCTATCGAAGCCCGCGCCGAAGCCGCCGCCGATTCCGGCGCCGACACGCTTTATGCCGCCTGGCGGGCTGTTCTGGCCGCCGTCATTGCTGATGATGTCGCCCGCCAGCCGGCCTTGCCGCGCTTGGCGTCTTATGACGTCCCGGGCACCCTGCCCGCACTGTCCCTTGCCCACCGCCTACTGGGCGATGCCCGTCGCGCCGATGAACTGGTCGCGCTGAACAGCGCGCCGCATCCCGCCTTCATGCTTCCCGCCGGCGTGTACCCGCTGGCATGAGCGGCACCGAGGCTGAACTGCCGGCAACCCTGGTCACCGCCGCCCGCATCGGCGCCGGAGAAGACGCGGTGTTGCGGATAGAAGGCCGAGACTATGCCGGCTGGACCGCCATTTCCGTGACCCGGTCGATGGAACAGGGTTGCGCCACCTTCACGGTGCAGGTGGTGGAACGCTGGAAAGGGCAAGATCAGCCCTGGCAGATAGAAGTTTTCAAGCCTGTCGAAGTCCTGCTGGGCAGCGATGTTGTCCTGACCGGGTATGTGGACAAATACGCCGCGCAGATCGATGCGGCCAGTCATACTGTAACGATCACGGGCCGCAGCAAGACGGCCGATCTGGTGGATTGCACGGCGGTCCCGGGCGAATTGCGCGGCAATACCCTGGAAGCCATCGCCCGTAGCGCCGCCGCGCCTTATGGCATCGACGTAATCGCCGAAGGGGATGCCGGCGCCGTCATCCCCCTGGCGGCCCCCTCGCGCGATCAGCCTATCTGGTCCTGGCTGGAGGAACTGGCCCGCAGTCGCGGCGTGCTGCTGACGGACGATGGCGCCGGCCGCCTTGTGCTGGCGCAGGCCGGCGAACAGCGGGCGCCCGGGCAGTTGGTCATCGGGCAGAATGTGCTGGCGGCGAACGGCGAACTAGATGGCGCCGAACGGTTTTCCACCGTCACCGTCATCGCCCAGCTGCCGCCGCCCGAAGTCACCGCGCTGCAGCCGGCCGCCGGCGAAGACGCTTCGGCGGACCCCACCGATGCGCCGGCGCCCGGTGTCTCCGCCAGCGCCACGGACCCGAACGTGCCCCGCCCGCGTGAGCGGGTCATCATCGCCGAACGTGCGCTGACCGCCGTGGAAGCGAAGGCCCGTGCCATCTGGGAAGCCAAGCATGCGGCAGGCCGCGGCGCCCGCGCGCAGGTCACGCTGCGCGGCTGGCGGGATGCGGATGGCGCGATCTGGTGCATCAACCGCGTCATCGCCTGCGACATGCCGGCGCTGCAGCTGCTGCGGGATATGCTGATTGTCGGTGTGACCTTCAGCCTGGACGCGAACGGCCGCACCACGGATCTGGAACTTGCTCCGCCGGAATGCTTCGCGCCGAAGCCTGTGGCCGCCAGCGAGGATGCGCCGCAGCCCGCACCGCGCCCCCGCCGCCTGCGTGCCGCTGGTAACGGGACGGAACCGGGCGGCATGTGGGGTGAAGTGGTGCCCATAGAATGAACCGCGACGCTATCAGCCGCGCCATTGTCCGCAGCGCCGCCCTGGTAAAAGGGCGCGTTCTGCTGGATGTCACGCTCTGGCACGGGGAAGACCGCAGCCGGATCGAACTGAAACTGCCGGCATTCCTGACCTATCTGCCGCCCGTGGGGTCGGAAGTCCTGGTGTTGCAGGTGGGCGGCACGGCCGATCATCGCGTGGCGCTGCTGCCGGATGGCACCGGGCAGCGTCTGTCCGGCCTGGCGCCCGGCGAAATCGGTCTGGCCGATCTGGCCGGCAACACCGTGCGCGTCACCGCCGCCGGCATTGCTTTGAAGCATCAGGCCAGCATCACCATCGAAGCGCCGGCGGTGAAGCTGGGTGGGCCTGGCGCTGTGCTGCCGGTGAAGCTGGCCGATAACTCCGCCGCCACAAAGGTATTCGCGCAGTAATGGCCGATATTGCCACCATCCTGGACAGTACCGGCGCGGCGGGTGACTGGCTCGTGACCGGCGGCGACCTTGCCGGCGATGCCACTATGGCCACCGCCGTGCTGCTGTCCCTGCTGACGGATCGCCGGGCCGGCGCGGATGACGTGCTGCCGGACCCGCGCGATGAAGACCGCCGCGGCTGGTGGGGCGACCTGGCGCTGGAAGGAGAGGCCGCCGAACCGCTGGGTTCGCGCCTTTGGCTGCTGTCCCGCGCGCCGGCAACCGATGATACGCGCCGCCGGGCCGAACTCTACATCCGCGAATCGCTTGGCTGGATGGTCCGCGACAAGGTCGCCACCGGCTTGGCTATCGCCACGGAATGGCAGGGCAGCCCGGCCACCCGGCTGGCGGTTCGGCTGTTGATCCAGGGCCCGGCCGGCGATCGGCGCTTCGATCTTCTCTGGCTTCGAACTGAGGCTGCCTGACATGCCCTTCGCCCGCCCCACCCTTGGCGCGCTGATCCGCGACACCCAGGCCAGCATTGCCGCCCGCCTGCCGGGTAGCGATCCGCTGTTGCGCGTCAGCAACCTGAATATCCTGGCGCGGCTGTTTGCCGGCGTCGCGCACCTGCTGTTCGGGTACCTGGACTGGATTGTGCGCCAGGTGCTGCCCGATAGCGCGGACGCTGAATATCTCGATCGATGGGCGGCTATCTTCGGGCTGTCGCGCCAGCCCGCTATCGCTGCCGCCGGGTCGGTGCAAATCGCCGGCACAACCGGCGCCACGTTGCCGGCCGGCGCGGTCCTGGTCCGTGCGGATGGCGCGGCCTACGTCACGCAGGCCGCCGTAACGCTGGCCGCGGGCACAGGAACGGCGTCGGTTGTCGCGCGTGCATCGGGGGCCGCAGGCAATGCCGCATCAGGCGCCACGCTCACCCTGGCGGCTGCGGTGTCGGGCATCACCGGTGTGACCACGGTGGGGTCTGCCGGCCTGACGGGCGGTGCAGATCAGGAATCCGACACGGCCTATCGGGCGCGGTTGCTGGCACGCCTGCAGGCGCCGCCGCAGGGCGGCGCGGCATCGGATTATCAGGCCTGGGCGCTGGCGCAGCCGGGCGTAACTCGGGCCTGGGTGTACCCGCTGGCGCGTGGTCTGGGCACGGTCGATGTCACCTTCACAATGGATAACCGCCTGCCTGGGTCCATCATCCCGGCATCGGGCGATGTGGCGGCTGTGCAGGCGGCGCTGAACGCCCTGCGTCCCGTAACCGCAGACCTTCTGGTTTGGGCGCCCGCCGGGGTCGCGCTGAACGTCACCATATCAAATCTGGCGACGAATACAGCGGCCGTGCAGGCCGCCATCCGCCGGGAAGTCCAGGCGCAGATTCTGCTGGATGCGGCGCCGGGCGGCACGATCTATCGCAGCCGGCTGGCAGAAGCAATCAGCCGCGCCACCGGCGAACAGCATCACGTCATTACCGTGCCCACTACCGATGTCACGGCCGCCGCCGGTGCGCTGTACGTCCCCGGCACGGTGACCTTCGTCTGATGCGCCAAGATGCTCGCCCCGCCGACTGGCTGGCCGCCTTGCGTGCGCTGCTCCCGCGCGGCGCGGCGTGGGCGGGCGCCTATACTGGCGTGCTGGGCGGCGTTCTCAGCGGCATTGCGGATCGCCTGGGGTGGATTGAAAGCCGGATCGGTGCGGTGCTGAACCGCGAATCCTTGCCCGTGGCGGCTGTTGACCTCCTCCCGGAATGGGAACGGGTCTTCGGCTTGCCTGATCTTTGCTGTCCAGCGCCCGAAGCGCAGGCGGTGGCGCAGCGCCAGGCTGTGCTGCGGTCGCGGCTGACCGATTCCGGCGGGCAGAGCAGGGCTCATTTCATCGGTCTGGCGGCCCAATACGGCTACACGATTTCCATTCGGGAATATGCGCCGGCGCGGGCTGGCCTGATGCGCGCTGGCGATCGCTGCCGATCGATGCCCTGGCGGTTCGCGTGGGGCGTTACCGGTTATACGCCTGTGCCTTTCCCGGGCCGCGCGGGCGCTTTCCGTGCGGGGCAGCGGCTGCGAGTCTGGGATGCGGGCATGCTGCCTTGCGTCCTGAACCGCGTAAGGCCCGCTCATACCTTGCTGTTTTTCTCCGCCGCCGATGGCGCTTTGGCGCTTACCGCAGATGCGGGCGGTCTGCTGACCGATGACGGCGCCGCCGCGCTCTTCCCCTGACCTGTCCTTGAACTGAAGGATCTTCGATGTTCCAGATCGATGGCCCCGGCGCGGTTTCCGTGCCGCCCACGCCCGCGGCTGACGGCACGCCCGGCTATTTTTCGGACGGCACTCCGGGCGCTGCCGACGCCACTGTGGTTTCGGCGGATTGGCTGAACGCGATTCAGCGGGAGCTGATTGCGTTTCTGACAGCGGCGGGTGTGGCGACGGACAAGCAGAACCAGGCCCAGGTGCTGTATGCGGCCCGCCGCCTGCTGGGCAAGAACATGCAGGTCTTCACCGCCAGCGGCACCTTCACGCCGCCCGCCGGCGTCAGCCGCGTGCGCGTGCGCTGCTGGGGTGCTGGTGGCGGCGGCGGTATGGCGATCGGCGCCTGGCAGGCCGGCGGTGCGGGCGGTGGCGGCGGATATGGCGAAGGCTTTTTCGATGTCACCCCTGGGACGGGCGTTGCCGTCACCATTGGCGCGGGCGGCACTGGCGGCGTCACTGGCAGCACCTTCGGCCAGACCGGCGGCGTGACCTCATTCGGGTCCCTGGCCAGCGTCACGGGCGCCATCGGCGGGGGCGCGAACGTCAACCTTGGTGGCGATGGCGGCCTGATTTACGGGTTTCCGTTTCAGGTGGTGGGTCAGAAAGGATCTACTGGCCGCGCTTTTACGAATGTGATGTCCGCCATCGGCGGCGCGTCTTTCGGCGGTGCCGGCGGCGTGCAAGGCGTGGGCGATATCGGCCGGTCGGGAATGTTTCCCGGCGGCGGCGGGTCCGGCGGCGCGACCGATTCCTCTGGCCTGACGAGTACCGGTGTGGCCGCCATTGGCGGCGCCGGGGCGGGCGGTTGCATTGTGGTGGAGTGGTAACATGGGATTGTTCGCGCATCTGCGAGATGGCGTGGTGACTGATCTGCTGAATGACGCAGACGGCCCGCTGGATCATCGCTTTCATCCTGATTTCGTCGCCGCCTGCGTGGCCGTCCCCGCGGGCGTGGCGGTGCAGGTTGGTTGGGTGCGTGGCGCTGCCGGCTTCGCCCCGGCCGTGCCGCCGGCCGCGCCGGCTTCCTGGTATGTACCCGTCGCGCTGCTGCGCCAGCGGCTGGAAGCCGCCGGCAAGTGGGTGGCGGCGGCGACGGTCATCGTGACCGAGCCGGCGACGATGCTGAAGCTGATGACGCTGCAGCAGGGTGTAGCAAATGACGATGCGGACGCGATCGCGCTGCTGAATGGCATCGGCGCCGATCCGGCCGTGATGCTTGCACGGCCGGGCGCATGACGCTGCGCTTGTGGCAGGGCTCTGCCCTGCAAGCGGAGATTTCCTTCACCGATCCGGTGACCGGCCTGCCACTTGCGGTGACGGGAGTTTCGATGACGGCGAAAGCGCCGGACGGCGCTTCGGTTTCCATGGCGGTCGCCCTGGTCGATGGAAGCGTGTCCACCTATCGCGGTTTTGCCGAAACCGGTGGGAAGCACGGCACATGGTCTGTTCGCGCGGGCTGCACCGCCCCCCATGCCGCTTGGGATGAACGCCAAGTAGTGATCCTTCCCTCAGTCGTCCTTTAACAGCAGCCCTGACGTCCGACCTGACGGTCGAGGCGCAGATGCGTTGCGATTTGTGTTCTGATGCGCTGCTTGTTTTTATTTGGTTTTACTAACCGAAATTGGAGGCTCGAATGAGCAAGCTTTTTGACGGCGTGCAGGAGTCCGCGATTTACTTGATGGCGTCTGGCCGGTATCAAATCGGCGGCGCGATTGGAGAACAGAGCCGGACATTTGCTGCCGCAGGATGCGTTACTGGCGAGAAAGTGCCTTACCGAGCGCAGCACTTGGGGACTGGCGATTGGGAGATCGGGCTAGGCACCTACGATGCCGCGACCAGCACGATTGCGCGCACAGTCGTCCGCAGCAGCAGCCTTCCGCCGGCGGCTTGGCCGAGCGGCCCGATTGCGATCGGTGTGGTGTTCACCGCGCAGGACGGCTGGCAGGCTGCTATGACATCGGCAATAGGAGAGGGCGCGGCTGGGCAGGCAATTCTCAGCGGGGGTCCTGGTGGAACCCCGGCCTGGGGGATAATCTCGGGTAGCGGCGGTCAAGGGACGCAGGGTCCGGCTGGGCCGACTGGCCCGGCGGGGCCGACTGGTCCGGCGGGGCCGACTGGCGCAACCGGCGCGACTGGCCCGGCGGGCACATCGCCCGCCACCATCTCGGCTGAAACTCTCGCGCTGGGTGTCTTCAGCGGCTTGGCGAAGGTTATCGGCCTTGATGCCGCAGGCAGTCCAAAGGCGTTCGACCCTGCGGCGTTTTCCACCTGGCTGACCACGGCCGCGCCGACCGTGCCGCGGCCGCAAGTCAACGTCTCAGGCAATGTGGTGCTGGACGGCGCGGCGCATGCTGGCGCCCTGCTGGTGGCGACCGGGAACGCGACGATTAAGCCGCCGACCGTCGCTGGCAATTTCCCCGCCGGCACCGTCTGCCGGGTGCTGGCATCGGCTGGCACCGTGACGTTCGATTCGGCGATTACGGGCGGCCTGGCGCCGCTGGCGGTGGGCCAGATGGCCGAGCTGACTTGCTATACGGTGAGCAACAGTCCCGTGATCATTGCGACCGGCATGGGCGCAGTCTCGACCACGCCGGCTATTTTCATCACGCCGCTGGCGTCGGTGCCGTTTGTCGCATCCACCGGCAGCACGGTCACTGTCACCCTTGCTGGGACTTTCAGCAATTTCTCTGCGGCACCGGGCGGCCTGCAATACTCGCTGGATGGAGGTACGACTTGGACCACGCCGACCGGCGTTACGCTCTCGGCCTCGGCCTTCAGCGGGCTGGCGATTGCGGGGCTGACGGCTGGGGCTAAGTCGGTGAAGGTGCGCGATTCTGCCGTTACCGCAACCTCGGCTGCCTACGCTTTCAACATCGCGGGCGTGACCATCGCCAGCGTCCCGACCACAGGCTGGACCGCCGGCACGCTGAAGGCGCTGACTGGCGCGACGGCCACGCTGGCGGGGATCACCACGGCCTACGCTGTCCTCTACGATGGATCTGCGGATGTAGGGACGCGGCTCGCGTTCACCAGCTCGGCGGAGTTTGCCGCGCTGTCGTTCACCCCGGCCGCGGCGAACACGACCACCACGGTGCGGGTGTACGACGCGCTGACGGGCGGCAACCTGCTGGCGCAGACTGCGGCCTTCACCGTGGCCGCTGCGGCCACACCGGCGACGCTGGCGCGGACGAATGGCGCCACTGTGGTCGTCGGTCCCTATACATTTGAGTATCGTACCTTCGGCGGCAGCGATGTGGCGGGCACTGTTGCCGGCGCGAACGTCTACGTGGGCGGGTTCAACGTCCGTCTGACGACCGGGACCGGCACGGCGGGCACTAACGACCCAAGCGGTCAGGACCCTCGATCGAACGTCGCTGCGTGGAGCGGCCAGGTGCCCGCGCTGCGCTGGGTCTCTGCTGTGGGCCAGACAACCGGCGGTTCGGCGTGTAATGCCCCGTTAGCGAATAGTGCTGGCGGCCTCGTTGGCGTAGTGCCGGGCGCTTATTTGTGGAGCGCGTTCACCACATTGCCGGCGGCCGGGACGTATTATCTGCGGATCACCACGCCGGACGGCTACATCGCCTACCAGGGCCCTTACACCTTCGCATAAAGGGGGCACCTATGGCACTCGCAACACTCGGCGGAAAAGCCCTTCTACTGGCTGGCATTCCGCTGACCTATGGCGCCGGCGGCAGCAGCGCGCCAACCGTCGCCGGCACGCTGGCCACCGTAGCCGGCACAGTGCAGGCCTGGGACCCGACCGTCCCGGGCAATGTCCTGGCCTGGAACGCCGCGGCCAGCGACAAGATCGGCGCGCCGCTGACCGGTTGGGCCGATGCGTCCGCCGCCGCTATCGCCGCGGCGGTCACGGGCGGAACCCGGCTGAAGTCGGTTACTCAGGTCACCAGTTATGCCGGGGTCAATGCCGCGATCGCGGTGCCGACCGAAGCCAGGCCGCGCCCGCGCGTGAACGGCGCAATCGCCGGCATCGGCGGCAAGCCGGGGTCCGGCAACACGGATGCCAGCACGACGAACCCATCTGGCCTTTGGCCGCAGCTGAATCAGGACCAGTGCTGGATCACCGAGGCGCCGGTGACGCTGGCCGCATCCCAGCCGTGGGCGATCGCGCTGGCCTATGCCCGACCGCATGTGCGGATGCGCGACGGCAGCTTGGGCAGCATCTGGGGCGACGCCACGCTTATCGGGTTCGGCAGCCTCAGCGCCTACAGCGCCTTGCTAACGGTCACTTCGGATATGCCGGCCACCGCCAGCGGCGCGGGGACGGGCGTGCTGAAATGCCTGGGGACCACGCTGAAAACCGCGCTGTACCCGTCTTTCTGGGGGACGATCCTGCTGGTCAACGTCCCCGGCGCGGGCATCACCGCCTACGTCGATGGCAGCAGCACCGCGGCGGCCACCGGCATCGCGCTGCCCGGCACTTGGCCTGCCACGGCGGCCACCCTCTCGGCGCTGGGCGCGGCCAGCCCGTCGAATGGCGGGCAATGCTATCTGCACGAAATGTCTGTGATCGGCCCCGTCGGGTCGGCGACCAGCATATCGCCCGCCCAGGTGACGGCGGCGCTGGCGGCGCTGGGGCGGTACCGCACCGGCAAGGCGCCAACCGTAATCCTGACGCATATGGGGCAAAGCAACGCCGGCAACCTCACCGCGTCCGGGTCGTTCCCGCTGTCTCGGGCGCTTATTGCCTATGAAACCGGCGCGCTGGCGTGCGATTGGGTCAAGCCATCACAGCTGGCGAATGGCCGCCAGCTTTACGGCAACGACAGCGGCGGCGTGGCGGACACCACCAGTTACCTGCGCCGCACCACCGTGGCGACCGGCGCGGCCATCACCGATCCGGCGCTGTACGAAGCCGGCGACACGCTGACCGCACTGTTCACGACCTTGGGCGCGCTGCCGCCGTATCTGAAGGGCTGCGTTGCGGGGATTTACGCCTATTACGGTGAGGCCGCGTCCGCGACGACCGAGGCAGGCGGCACGCCTTACGATTTGAAGGCGCGCAACGTGGGCGCCTGGAAGAACTTCGCCGGCAAGGTCCGGGCCTGGCAGCAGGCGACCAATGGGGTGACCGAAACCCCTGCCAGCCTGCCGATCCTGTTTGCCGAAATGGCCAGCTATAGCCCGGCCGCCAGCTCCGGTGCCCAGATGGTCACGGAGGCCTACTACCAGGCCGCCGCGGATGGCGCGGGATTCGTCCCCGTGCTGGCTTCCATGATGGACGTGGCCGACGATGGCACGGCCCACATACCAGCGGGCAGCCTGGTCACGCTGACCATGCGCGCTGCCTCCGCGATAGCCCGGGCGGTGCTGGCGACGGGCAAGGGCGATCCGACGATCACCCTGCCGTCTGGCGCAGGAGGCTGGTCGCAGCTCGGGCCGCAGATCACCGGAGCGGTTTGGGATGCCGGGACAAAGTCGGTGCTGGTCACAATCGGCCACGACGCAGGCACCGATCTGACCCTATCTGCCGCCGCCGCCAGCCAGGGGATGGGCTTCACGTTGCGAACGGGCTGGACCAGCCCGAATGCCCGCGGGCTGATCTATTACGCGACTTCCGCCAGCAAGGTCTCGGCCACTCAGATCCGGGTCTATTTCGCCGGCACTGGGGCCGCTGCCGTGCCGCTGCCGTTGGCTGCTGGCGCGCGGCTGTTCTACGGCGAACAGGGCGTGAAATACACGCTCGACGCCGCCTATGCGCCGACGAACCAGACCCAGAATTCCGGCGCATTCGACGGCCGCTTCGGGGTTGGCAACGGCATTTACGACAATGCCAGCGCGAATCTGCCGGGCGGGTTGAACCCGGCCGCAGACCTGGGCAGCGGTTTCGCCGTCAA